GGAAGCCTTAACTTTGAAAATGTAAAAGTTGATTTTAGAAATGGTACTAATGATCAGGAATACATTGAGGGTTTTCCTGCAGTAGAAAGTGAAACTGCCATCGATGTGGAGTTAAAGTCTGAAACGCCGTGGGTTCGAGCTTTTAGTAATCTTGATCTCGATGCTGTTCGTCTGCGCTTAAAATGGGGACCTTTACGTACTCAGAATGCTACAAATGGTGACGTATCTGGCGTAACAATCGAATACGCAATTGATTTACAGATTGATGGTGGTGTCTGGACTGAAGTACTAAAAACCAAAATTTCAGATAAAACATCTGCAAATTATGAACGTGCTCATCGGATTGATTTACCTCGAGCTGACTCAGGTTGGCTAATTCGAGTTCGCAGACTTACTCCGAACTCAACTTCAGAGTATGTCAGCGACAAGATGTATATTGCAGCTGTAACAGAAGTGATCGATGCGAAATTACGCTATCCAAATACAGCATTATTGGGTCTTCAGTATGATGCTGAGACTTTTGGAAACGTTGCTAAAGTTGCAATGGATGCGAAGGGGAGAATCCTAAAAGTCCCTACAAATTATAATCCGGTTACACGTCAGTATGTTGGAATGTGGGACGGTACTTTCAAAGAGGCATATTCTAATAACCCGGCTTGGATATATTACGATATATGCACAGTAGACCGTTATGCTTTGGGTGACCGCTTAACCCCGCTAATGGTTGATAAGTGGTCTTTATATCGTTTAGCACAATACTGTGACCAAATGGTGCCGGATGGGTTGGGCGGTCAAGAACCACGCTTTACTTGTAACGTTTATCTTCAGAGTGCCGAAGGTGCCTTTGAAATTTTAACTAAGTTAGCAGGTGTATTCCGTGCCATCACATTTTGGGATGGCAATAGCATTATTTGTGATGCGGATATTCCTCAAGATACTTACTTCACTTATACCCGGGCTAATGTTATTGATGGCAATTTTGAATATGCAGGTACTCGTGCTCGAGACAGGCACAATGTTGTAAAAATTGCATGGGATAACCCGGCTAATCACTACAAAACCGAATATGAGTTTGTTCGCGATGAGAAAGCAATTGCTGAAGCGGGCCAAGTTCGTATTCTTGAGCTTGACGCATGGGGATGCACTTCGCGAGGACAAGCGCAGCGAGCAGGCTGGTGGGCATTAAAGTCTGAGCAACTTGAAACCCGAACAGTTAGCTTTAAAGTTGGTCTAGACGGTTATATCCCGTTACCAGGGAAAGTAATTGAAATTGCAGACCCATTGTTCGCTGGTCGAGCAAACGGTGGACGTGTTTCTAAAATCTCAGCAGATCGTAAGAGTATTACCCTTGACCGTGATGATGTTGTGGCAGTTGCCGGCGATAGGCTGATTATTAACGGTGAGGATGGCAAAGCTCAAACTCGAATTATTCAATCGATCTCGGGTCGAGTTGTTACTGTTACTCATGAGTTTGATGCGATTGCAGCACAAAACGTCTGGGTGATTGATGCTCAAGACTTGGCAATAATGAAGTTTCGAGTGATTTCTATTACCCAAGATGAGCATCATCAATTTTCAGTGACTGCACTTCAATATAACCCAGCCAAGTTTGATGCCATTGATAAGGGTGCTTATTTTGATGAGGTTCCGATTTCGATTGTGAACCCAACAATTCAAGAACCAGTTTCAAATATTGTTATTACAAGCGAAGATCGGGTGGATCAAGGTATTAATGTTGCCACCATGGTTGTGTCTTGGACGCAAGCAAAAGGTGCGGTTAAGTATCTGGTTGAATGGCGGAAAGATGATGGTAGCTGGATTAAGCTTCCAGTAACCGGCAATAACTCAGTCGAAGTACCAGGTATTTATGCGGGTCAATATCAAGCACGAGTAACAGCGATTTCAGCATTTGAGATTGCTTCTTTACCAGTTTATTCAACTTTGACTGAACTCTCTGGAAAGCAAGGTTTACCTCCAAAATTGGCATTTATCCAAGCGACAGGAATCTTATTCGGTATAAAACTTGATTGGGGTTTTCCTGCAACTGGCGCACTTGATACGGCTTATACCGAGATTCAAGTTTCACCAGATGGAACAAGCAACATTGCTCAATTGGGCTTATTCGCTTATCCGACATCGACTCATACGATTCAAGGCTTACAGCCAAATCTTACGCAATTTTATAGAGGGCGTTTGATTGATAGGATCGGAAATATTGGGCCGTGGTCAAACTGGACTAGTGCGACAACTTCTGCCGATGCAACAGATGTTCTTGAGCTTTTAAATGATCAAATCAGTGAGTCTCAGCTCAACCAGGATCTTAAAACCAAGATTGATCATATTGAGACTATTGATGCTGAAATAGGTCCACTTAAGCAAGATATTCAGAATACGAAAGATCGGATTGCACAAGAAGTCATTGATCGTCAAAACGCTATTCAGCAAGCTTCAGATGGCCTTTCACAGCAAATTATTGATGGTGATGAAGGTGTTCTTGAAGTTGTAAATACTGTTAAACAGTCAAGTGATGATGGTCTTGCGGCGGTTCAGGAAGATATTCGTGTTGTTGCAAATGATCTTTCATTAGTTGCTGAAAAAACCGATGGTGTATATGCACAGTTAAATCCACCTTTGATTGGATCTGAGTCTGATTTGATCGGTAATGATCAAGGTTTTGCTGGCACATGGTCTGTTCAATCGGCAATGATCGAAGGAGACTTGGCACTTAGTAAGCGCATTGATACAACCGTTGTTGAAGTAAATGATTTACGTGCGTACGCTCAGCAAGAGGTTCAAGCTCGAATTGAGGGCGATAAAGTAACAGTTCAAAAGATTGATACTTATATTGCTAGCAATGACAGTGCCTTAGCGACGGTACGCCAATCTGCACAAGTTGCAGTTGATAAGTCAGCTGCAAATGCTGAAGCAATTGATTCAATTAATCTTGAGCTTGATGATAAAGCTTCAACGGGACAATTGACGCAAGTTAAGTCTGATATTAAGAATGTAGATGACAAAGTTATTGCCCAAACTACAAGGATTGATGGAGTTTACGCGCAAATCAATCCTCCGTTGATCGGGTCAGAATCTGACTTAATCGGAAATGAAGGAGGTTATGCAGGCGTATGGTCAGAGCAATCTGCACGTATTGAAGGCGATTTGGCTCAATCTAAACGTACAGATCAAGTGTCTGCACAATTGAATGACAGCAATGCTTTGTTTCAGCAACAAATCAATGCAAATGCTAGTGCTATTTCTTCAACGATAAAAGTAACGGAAACGTTGCAAACAAAAGTCGGTGAGAATAGTGCGTCTATTCAAAATGTCAGTGAAAGTGTTGATGGCATCTATGCTCAGCAGTTTACTAAGTTCGATGTAAATGGCCATGTTTCTGGTCATGGATCAATGAATGATGGTACGACTTCAACTTTCATATTCAATTATGATGCAATTCAGTTTGGTACGCCTGTCGGTGTTGATGATGTAGAACCTAAACCATTAATGACACTGCAAAATACTCCAGTTACTTTGCCAAACGGTACTGTTATTCCGCGTGGATTGTATGTCGACAATGGTAGTTTTGGATATATCAATGCGAATAGGATCTGGGCAGAAAACTTAAGTGTTATTAGCGCTGATCTAGGTTCAATTAAAGTTAAAAATGCAAATATTGATGATGGTGCAATTAGCACCCTTAAAATCCAGGATGAAGCAGTAACTGTTCCAATAGGCGTAACCTTCCCATCAAACTCAAATATTCCTGATTTTGATAATCAGCTTGTAGATGAATCTTCTATCAATGCTTGGTTTACATGGTCAAATGGAAAGGTTGCATCAGTTACTATGGCAAGATCTGGAGGAAAGGCCCTCATCAGCGGGGGTATAATGTTAAAACAATTTATGGTTCTAACTTCTATTAATGGAAATACAACCAGAGCTGATTTGGCTTCTTTAATTAGCCTAATTGTTGGTGTTTATAGAAACGGAACCGAGATTGCCCGGCATTACTTTGCCCCATCCAATACACAAAATAATATTTTGTACTTCAGTGGCTCTTATACGTTACCCCCAACTATTGATAATGCATTTTCAGGCAGTGCTGAATATAGCCTTAGAGTTGCGATCGGCAGAAATACCACTTCAGTAAACAACGTTAAAGCCTCCTACTTTAAAGATGCATCAAATCAAGCTGCATTGCCTTTTGAATTAACGAGTAGAACATTAACGGTAATTGAGTTGAAAAAATGACAGCTATAGTTTCAAAACATGGTGAGTTGTTGTTTCAGATATCTGGCAACGACGAGACTATTCAATTAAATACCCCTGAAGATTGTTTTGCAGTTGAAGATCCACCCAAGGCGAATATGTACCATAGCAATGGAAAGTGGAAAGAGATTCCTCAACAACCTTCTGAACATCATATATTTGATTTCAAAGATAAAGAATGGGTAGATCCTCGAACTCTAGATCAGGTTAAGGAGCATAAATGGCTTGAGATAAAACAAATTAGAGAAACCACCGAATTCGGTGGTTTTTCATTTAATGGATATAAATTTGATTCAGATGAAAAGTCTCAGAGCCGCATTATTGCAGCAAGTGCATTAGGCGTAGAGGTTGAATGGACATTATTCAACAATACCGTTATCACATTATCAGGGGAGGAATTAAAAAAGTTAAGACAAGCATTGGCAGAGCATGTATCTATGTGTCATGCAAGAAGCAGAAAAGCTAGAGAGAGTATTGCGCTGGCTAAAACGAAAGCTGAAGTAGATAAGATCAGTTTTTAATATTAACGAGACATTTTATAGCACCTAATTCGGGTGCTTTTTTATTGCCTAAACGAAAGGGGGAAGGCATGACTGAAAATGAATCATACGGGTTGAGATTTGAAAAGAAAATCGACTCCATTCAAAGTGATATTCGCATGTTGTCAGATCATGTTACTCGACTGACTTTCATTAATGAAGCACATAAGGAAACTAGCGAACAGAACAAAAAAGATATCGATACTCTTGATATAAAAGTTGCCAATTTAGAAAACCGTACAGCTTCGCAAGATGGTGGAATTTCTGTGCTGCGTGTATTGCTGGGAATATTTGCAGGCATCGTATTTTCATTGTGTGCGTGGGTTGGATCTTCAATTATTCAATTAAGCCAAGACCAGTCTTTAATTAAAGAGAAAGTATCACGGTTGGAGGAAGCAAAAAGATGAACAGTGAAAATACAAGAGCTTATCTAGCTTTCGCATTAGTGGGACTGATGTTTGTTTTAGTGATTGCTTTGTTTTTTGTGGATATGCCGCGAGAAAACAGCAATTTAATTAATACGGCATTGGGTTTCATTGCGGGGGCAATGACAACAGCCTGTGGTTTTTATTTTGGTAGTTCTGATCAAGAAAAGAAAAACAAAGCTGAAGAAACCAAGTAATTGTAATTTACTAAATCTTTATACCGCCTTCGGGCGGTTTTTTTATATCTGAAGGAAACCGAAATGAATATTGAAAAATATCTTGATGAATTAATTAAGCGTGAGGGCGGGTACGTAAATAACCCAGCAGATCGCGGCGGTGCAACTAAGTATGGAATTACTGAAGCTGTAGCACGTGCAAACGGTTATAAGAGCAATATGAAAGATTTACCACTTGAAGTGGCCAAAGCGATTTACAAGAAACAGTACTGGATAGCTCCACGATTTGATCAGGTAAATGCTATTTCTTCTACGGTCGCTGAAGAACTTTTAGATACTGGTGTGAACTGCGGTATCAACTTTGCAAAACCACTTTTACAACGTGCTTTAAATTTACTGAATAACCAAGGCAAAGCTGGTTGGCCAGATTTATCAGTGGACGGGATTTATGGTCCAGCTACACTTAATGCACTCAAAACTTATCTGGACAAACGAGGGAAGGAGGGAGAAAAAGTCCTGGTACGTGTTCTTAATATCATGCAAGGGCAACGCTACATTGAAATCTGTGAGCGTAATCCAAGGCAAGAACAATTCTTCTATGGCTGGATCGTCAATCGGGTTATTATATGAAAGTCTTTCATTGTAGACGTTCAAAGATAGCTTTCACAATCACATTGCTGTGCATTCTATTTTCAGGTTGCACAGCTCACACAATTAATAGTAATGTGAATGTCTCGATTTGTGTAAGGGCTTTGTGATGTCGCAAGTCATGATCATGGTTTCGGAAGCGGGCAGAATGGAGAATACTTGCAATCTACCCGCTGATTTAGATAAGAACGGGAATGTTCTTAAAATCTATGACTACTCATTAAAAGAGTTGCCGATTAATTTAGATGGAACTGTCACTTACAACGGTAAAAGATGGACCTTTGATAAGAAGCAAAACCTTTAGTCTTTCCAGCTATCTACAATATCAGCCCAGTCTTGCATCATTTTCCGTCTAGCATCTAGGTGCTGCGAATGGTCGTACGATGCTTTTGTCTTGTTAGATTCAGCATGAGCAAGCTGTTTTTCTACCCAAGCTTCCTCATAGCCCTTTTCATATAGTAGGGTAGAAGCTGTAGCTCTAAAATCATGAGTGGTAACGCCTTTTAAGCCAATATATTCAAGCATACTGTTAAGCGTTTCTTTAGCTAACATGCCATCATTTTTCTTACTGAAAATAGCAGGGAAAACTAATTCGCTATCACCAGAGATTGTATATTGACGCTTAAGTACTTCATATACTTGGTCAGATATAGGGAGAATATGGATTCTGGATTTTTTCATTGCCTCTTCTGGAAATCTAATAAGTCTTGTATCAAACTCGACCCATTTCCATTGCATTTTTCTAATTTCAATTGCCCGAAGCATTGTATATAAGAGAATGAAGCCAGCATTCTTAACAGTCTCTGTTCCATTGTATTTAGGCAATTGAGTTCTTGCCTTTTTTCTTTCTTCTTTAGTTAAGGCTCTTGCATGTTTTACACGAGGTCGCTTGATAACATCGCGTACAGCATAAGTAGGGTCGTTCTCAAGCCTTAAAGTAGCAATTGCATAACGAGTTACAGCACCAATGAATCTTCGATTTTGTAAAGCAGCAGATTCACCCGTCATTTTTCCATTGGTTTCTTTAGTAACACGATTAATCGTATTATTTAAAATCTTCAATACGTCAGCCGCAGTCACATCTTTAATATTTTTTTTGCCAATAACTGGGCATATATCTTTTTCTAAAGCAGTATCGAACTTCTCTTGATAAATTTCAGACTTCAACGTCATACGTTTTTCTTTAAATTCGGCTGCAATAGCGTTGAATGTATTTTTTCCTTCTTCTAATGCCTTGGCCTTATTATTTTGTCTATCTTCTACTGGGTGTATGCCTTTGGCTAATTTTGCTCGCATTTCATCCTTTAAGATTCTAGCGTCTGCCAAAGTAATAGCCGGGTATTCGCCAAGACTCATAGAAGATTCTTTACCATTAAAAACAAACTTAAACCGCCAAACTTTAGCTCCTGAAGGACGAACTTCTATGTAAAGTCTATCTGCATCCAATATTCTGTAGACTTTTTCTTTAGGTTTCAGTGCTTTAATTTTAAGATCAGAAAGTTTTGCAGAGGCCATGAGGTAAGAGTAATTAGTTCGTTACCCGCATTATTACCCGTTTTTTTGGAGGATGTAAACAAACTATAAGGAACTAATAAGAACAGCAACTTTTATAATTCAATAACTTAGCTTTAAAAAAGGAACTATAGAGAATTAAAATAAACATCGACACTTATTATTCTTTACTACTGTTGCTTTCGCCATAATTCAAACTTCCACAATTGTCCCTATTGTGCCGTAAACTGATGCCAAGGTGAAGTTTTTTCCCACATATCAATATTTCGCCTCGTGTATAACTTTTGCTAAAATAGGTGCACAATACAATTAGAGTACTAGCGGATGTCTAAAACGCGTGTAATTTATCCTGGAACATTTGACCCTATCACAAATGGGCACGTTGATTTAGTTACTAGAGCATCAAGAATGTTTGATGAGGTCGTAGTAGCGATTGCAATTGGACATCATAAAAATCCTTTGTTCAGTCTAGAAGAGAGAGTTGCACTGGCACAGTCATCATTAGGCCATCTATCAAATGTTGAATTTGTAGGTTTTGATGGTTTATTGGTTAATTTTTTCAAAGAACAAAAGGCTACAGCAGTACTTCGCGGTTTAAGAGCAGTATCTGATTTTGAATATGAGTTTCAATTGGCTAATATGAATCGCCAGTTGGACCCACATTTTGAAGCCGTGTTTTTAACACCTTCCGAACAGTATTCTTTTATTTCTTCGACGTTGATTCGAGAAATTGCACGCTTAAAAGGTGATGTAACCAAGTTTGTTCCGCAAGCTGTGGTTGAAGCTTTTGAGCGTAAACATCAACAAGGTTGGTAAAGTGTCGTTATATATCACCGATGAGTGCATAAACTGTGATGTTTGTGAACCAGTTTGCCCAAATGAAGCTATTTTTATGGGTGAAGTGATTTATGAAATTAATCCAGATTTATGTACCGAGTGCGTTGGTCACCATGATCAGCCACAATGTCAATTATTTTGTCCAGTCGACTGTATTCCTAAAGATCCGCAGCATGAGGAAACGGAAGAACAGCTATTAGACAAATATAAAAGATTAATTGCTCAAAAAAGCACAAGCAATTAGTGAATAAATTTGTTAATATGCGCCCTCGAAGTGAGCCGGATGGTCGCTGCTGTGGAGGTCTCCGTGACTGAAGCAGGAGAGGAAAGTCCGGGCTTCATAGGGCAGGGTGCCAGGTAACGCCTGGGCGGTGAAAGCCGACGGAAAGTGCAGCAGAGAGTAGACCGCCTCATTCGTGAGGTAAGGGTGAAAGGGTGCGGTAAGAGCGCACCGCGTGTCTGGTAACAGTTCACGGCATGGCAAACCCCACCAGAAGCAAGACCAAATAGGAATCCTAGGTGCGGCCCGTACTGGATTCGGGTAGGTCGCTTGAGCGTATGAGTGATTGTACGCCTAGAGGAATGACCATCCTCGACAGAACCCGGCTTATAGGCTCACTTCACCTCATTTTATTTAAAATTTTTCTTGACGTGCGGTAAAGAAGCTAAGATAATGCGCGCACAGTTTACGGCTATGTAGCTCAGTTGGTTAGAGCACCGCACTCATAATGCGGGGGTCACAAGTTCAAGTCTCGTC